GAATCAAGCCGCACACGGAGACTTAGCATAATGGCTGGCAAGATTATAGCAGATACGCTGGAACACAGCACCGCAGGGTCAGTGACTACGGACTATGTTGTTAATGGTAGTGCGAAGGCTTGGTTGCGGTTTGACCCAAACACTATAACAGATTCTAATAATTATTCTTCTGCTACGGATAACGGTACAGGTGATTTTACTTTTACTTTTACAAGTTCTTTGACTGACGGAAATTTTGCAATCGTATATGGCGGCAGAGGTGGTACAGGCACTACAGGTGCTTATAATAGCAACGCTAATCAACAAGGGGCTAACAGTGCTTCATCTTGCAGAACTGTTGGTTCTGTTACTAATGCAGATACAGGGGCTGACCCTACCCAGCTTTATAATATGGTGCAAGGAGACTTAGCCTAATGCATACACCTGATTTCAAAGGCACACATCTCTGGGACAGGCTATGCTGGGCAAAGGAAAACCTAGACGGTGTGCAGTCTGACTATCGTGTTGTCTATGAGGACAGCATTGATGAGTGTGCTAAGATACTTGTGCCTGACCCTAACTGGATGGCGTGTGCGCTACAGGGCGGCATCTTACCGCCAGTGTGGGTGTACCATGAGTTAGCAAAAGATGAGGCTTCAGAGGGCTTCAAAAAGCATACTCGTGGGTATCTGTTGCATGAGACACAGCCTATTGAGGCTATGACAGAAGAAGAAGCAATAGAGTACCTGATTATGAAGGATGTTCCACAGTCTGTATGGCAGGAGTGGGATAGCGGCAATAAGCCGAAGATGGTAATATGTCGGAAAGACCAGTTACCGCAAACAAGAGAATGGCGCAACGCTTGGCGCATATCTGATGAACTAGCCGCATAGGAGATATAGATGGCTGTAACAACTTACATCGTAGATAAGGACGGTAATCAGATTGATGCTTCCACCGCTACCGTTCCAGCAAACAGAGACTTCCGTGGTGCTTGGTCACTGTCTGGCTCAGTGATTTCTGAGGACATGACAAAGGCAAAGGAAATCTTCAAGGATAAAATCCGTGAGGTGCGTAAGCCCTTGCTAGAAGCCAAAGATGTAGAACTGATGAAGGCATTGGAAGCTGGCACTAGCACAACAGCTATTGCTACAGCAAAGGATGCTCTGCGTGATGCACCAGCAGATGCTTCTATTGACAGCGCAACCACCATCACAGAGTTGAAAGCCGCATGGGATACATCGGTTCTGGGTGATAGCCCTTACGCATAAGGATTAGGTTATGGCACTAACAAAAGAAACAGTTCAAGATAAGATTGAAGTAGTTGGCGATTACAAAGCGATTCAGATTAGAACTGCGACAATAATCAAAGACGATGGCACAGAGATTAGTCGTAGCTTTCATCGCAGGGTAATTCATCCTTGTGTGAAGTCAGGTGATACTTGGTCAGATTATGACACATCATCTGAAAGCACTGAAGTACAGGGTATTGCATCTGCTGTTTGGACAGACGCAGTTAAGACTGCATACAAAAATATGGTTGATGCACAGAGCATCTAAAGGAGTGACCAGTGGCGTTAAGTAAAATAGACACAGCAAGTCTTGCAACAGATGCTGTAGATAATACTATTCTTGACCTTGCTAGTGATTTTGCTGGCATACATCTTGGCGGCACTGGTTCTGCTAATCAGTTAGATGATTATGAGGAAGGGACTTGGACACCAACAATAGGCAACGGAACAGTAAGTGACTCTTTTGCTAGTTATACAAAAATTGGCAATATAGTGCATCTCCGTGTAACTCTTAGCGTTTTTAGCGATAGGTCAACTGCAAGTGCCATAACAATAGGTGGCTTGCCTTTTGCTAGTGCAAGCAATAGCAAGACCAGTCAGGGCGTATTGGGAAGGTATATCAATTCTGGTGGGGATGCGATTGTAGCTTACATAGGAGAAAGTTCTTCTGTACTGTACTTTTTTACAACAAATCAAAGTGATGCTTACTATCAAGTGCAACACAATCACTTATCATCAAACTCATCCAACCTTTTTGTAACAATATCATATATTGCATAACCTGATTGGATAAACAATGGCATACATAGGAATAGACCCAAACGTAGGTGACATCAGCTTCCAGACCTTTACAGGCACTGGAAGTGCTACTGAGTTTACGCTATCGCAGAGCGTGGTTAGCGGTGAAGCCATCATGGTTGTCATCGGCAACGTGGTGCAGGAACCCGGCGTTGGTAAAGCCTACATAGCGCAGGGGAATAAACTAACCTTCTCCTCTGCCCCAGCTAACGGCGACACCATACAGGTGCGTTACTTTGGTCGTGCTGTTGACCAGCCTACCAGCTACGCTATGCAGTTGTTCAAGTATGTAGCTACTGCCAGTCAGACAGTATTTACAGGGTCAGATGCTAACGGTGCTATCTTGGCGTTCTCTGGCAACGATGTGGATGTATATCTGAACGGCGTACACTTAGACAGTTCTGACTTTGCCTGTAGTAATGGCGACACAATCACACTGACAACAGGGGCAACGCTGAGTGACGAATTGGTGGTACGGGCGTATCGTGCTTTCAGCGTTACGGACACGGTCAGCAAGTCTAGCGGCGGTACATTTGCTGCTGAGATTACGGCAACACAGTTTCAGACCACAAATACCACAGTAGATACGGCGGTGTTTAGAACTAATGGACAGACAGTGGATGAAGATACTACAATAGGGTCAACCAAGAATGCGTTGGCGATTGGACCGCTGACCATTGATACATCAACCACGATTACCGTTTCAGGTAATCTGACGATACTGTGAGGCAGGCATGGCTTCGATATTAAATGTAGATAAGATTAGGTCTAATGCTGGTACGACTGACGGTCTTACTATCGACACTAACGGATATGTTAAAACACCAGCCCGTCCAGCTTTTAATGCTGTTCGCTCTAGCGACCTTAATATTACAGCTACTGGCTGGCAAATGATAAACATTGACAGTGTGGAACTTGATGTAGGCAGTAATTACAATTCTTCAGGTTACTATGTTATTCCTGTTGATGGTGTTTATCAATTTAACTTACACGCAAGGTTTGCTAATGTTGGTGCTGGTTTTGTAGCAATGGCCTTATCAGATAGAACTTCAGGCAGCAGCCCTACTACTAATCAAACCACCACTCTATTCGGTAACAGCTATGTTATTAATGGCTCACCAGATGCAACTTATGAATCTTTATCTACCAGTATAGTTAAAGAATTAACTGCAAATACTAATGTTCAGCCGTGGGTGTATTCTGCGGATTCAAATTATTACATTAGCACTGTTACGCACTTCAGTGGTTTTCTAGTGGGGTAAATTATGAGCACTCTTTATGTAGATACCATCAACGAGAAGACCACGGGCAACGGAATATATATTCCAGGTCATATTTTGCAAGTGGTACAAGCAACCTCTGGCACAGGGATGCAGACATCGGTTGCTAATACTTGGCACGATTTAGCACCAACCGTAACCATAACGCCTAAAAGCAGTAGCAGTAAGGTACTTGTCTCTCACACTGGTGCTATGATGCACTATGTGTTAACTGGTTCTGGATTTTTTAGACTACTCAGAGATTCAACAGAAGTAGTCCAGGTAGGAAGAACATACACTGAGCTTCCTAGCAATGATTGGCAGGGTTACATAGCGGCGTTTGAGTATCTCGATGAACCTAGCACTACCTCTGCCGTAACGTACAAATGGCAGATACAGATAAGTAATAGTGGCGGCGCAGTTAGACATAATGACTCCAGTGGTTCTTTCACGCCAAAAGCAATTACGATGGCGAAGGAGGTCGGCGGATGACCAGCATACTAAAAGTCACCGAGATTCAAGACCCGACAAACGGTAACACCGCACTAACCATTGACAGCACTGGACGCATTTCGATGCCGTCAAGACCAGTATTCAAGGCTCATAATGGCTCTAGTTATACCAGGAATTTTTCTGGCAGTGAAACTTTAATTGATTTCGACACGGTAAACATTGATGTAGGAAATAACTATGACAATGCTACTGGTCAATCAAATTTTACCGCACCTGTTGATGGCATATATTTCTTTACTACCAGTGTTAGATTGGACGGCATAGCAAGTTCTGTTGCTTATGCCTACATACGTTTTTACAAGAACGGAAGCCCAATAACTGGCGGCATGGCAATAGACATCACAAGTGGATTTGGCTCTAATCACCATACTTTTAGTATATCAGATATGCTTCAGCTAACTGCCAATGATTATATTGATGTTCGTTGTTATGTCGTTGGGGACTCAAGCGTTACGGTTTATAATGAGCAAGCTATTTTTGCTGGGCATCTTTTGGCTTAGGAGAAACAAATGGCAACAGTAGCAGAAGCAATCACAGCATTAAATCCAGACCTCGGTTGGGTTCTACGTGGAGAGCCAACTAACGCCTATGAGTTCAACACCATGTTTTCTGTGGTCATTGGTGAAGATAAGAATGGCAGTGCCATCGAGTCTCAAGAGGATGATGACTGGCAGGGCATAACTTGGAACAAAGTAGAGGTAAAGTTAGCAGAACTAAACGCTGCTGAACCGTTGAAACTACTGCGCGAGGAACGCAACCGAAAGCTAGCAGAGACAGATTGGTGGGCATCGTCCGACTTAACTATGTCAGCAGAAAGGACTGCCTACAGGCAGGCACTTCGTGATATAACAGATACATATCAATCTTTGGACACCGTAGTGTGGCCTACAAAACCAGAGTGATGCTATGAGTAACGCCCGTAATCTTGCAAATCTTCTAGGCACAGGCACCCAAATCAAGACTGCCAAGGTCGCTGATGAGGTGTTTCAGGCTAATGAATCGTTAATAATTAACGGTGATATGGCTATAAGCCAGAGGGGAACGTCAGAGACTACCCTTGGTAATGGTAATAGTGGCTATCACACTATTGACAGGTTTAGGTTTACAGAGGGTGGCACACCTACTTGTGAATTTACTATGTCGCAGTCTACTACTGCGCCTACAGGTTTTTCTTATTCATTAAAAATGGAATGTACAACAGCTGACGCAACACCAGCAACCAATGACCAGATTAGAGTTGAACAACGCATTGAAGCGCAAAATTTACAGCATTTAGATTACGGAATATCATCTGCTAAAAGCATTACACTTTCTTTTTGGGTTCGTTCCAATTTAACTGGCACATATGTTGTTTGGTTTTATCAAGATGATGATGCTCGTTCCGCCTCAAAGACATACACCATTGATACGGCAGGCACTTGGGAATATAAGACAATAACGCTATCAGGTGACCAAACAGGTGTAATTGATAACGACAATGGTAATGGATTACAAGTTAATTGGAATTTGGTTGCTGGCGATACTTACACTACTGGGACTGCAAATACTGACTGGCAAGCGTCAGTAAACGCAGACAGGTGGGCTGGGCAAAATGTCAATATGGCTAGTAGCACCAGCAACGAATGGTATCTGACAGGCGTAAAGCTAGAAGTCGGTTCTGCCGCCACGCCTTTCCTGCATGAAAGTTTTGGTGAAAATCTAGCCAAGTGTCAGAGGTATTTTGAAAAAGTAGACACAGGCTATTGGACACCTGTAACCTTAGGGCAAGCTTTTCAAAACAGGAAGAAAATAGCACCAATTCATTGGAAAGTATCTAAGCGGGCAACTCCTACCTGTCCTGATATTACTTTAACTATTGACGGAGGCGATGGTACTCACCTCTTTACGGCATCTGAAATAACTAAAGACGCTGTTGGATATACTAGCAGTACATCTTCCCCAAGCATAGGCACTTCTGATATTGCTTTTATAGATGCGGCTGACACTATTACAGGAGATGCAGAGTTATGAATGATATTACAATTACTTCAGCGCAGTATTACAAAGACGAGATTAGAAATGTCACATCAGGCATCAAGGCAGTCATTGATGGTGAAACACTAAGCGTACCACTTGACCCAGATAACCGTCACTATGACGCTATCCTAGAATGGGTAGCTGAAGGCAACACCATAGAGGATGCTGACTGATGTTTGGCTCTGCCGCAATATCCGAGTTTCCTATAGCATCTCAAAGCATATTGCTTTTTGAGTCGGCATCTATTGACGCTAACTTTACTCAAACAACTCCAGCGGTAAA